GACACGCTCATCCAGCGGGCAATCTCCTCATTGCTCGGCAATTCAATCCAGATTTCAAGCCAGGGGGCAGGCGATGTGAATGCCATGGTCGACACCCTGCGGAAGTCGATCGGGTAAGCCATGGAGGCGCCACTCATGGAGCTGATCACTCAAGGCGGGACGATCGCCCTGGCTGCCTTTGCGATCTTTATCCTCAATCGGGTTTGGGCTGATCGCCTGGCTGAGGAAAAGAAAAACACAGAGATGATCAAGCAGTGTTGGGAACAGACTCGTAAGGCTTTAGAAGAGAATACCAAGGCCGTCACTGTTTTGATCGAGCGAATGAAACCAACCCAACCCAAGACCCAGCCACGGAAGAACAAAGAACCGGATGCCTAACCAAGCCCTTCGTCCCTGTACCTATCCAGGCTGCACTGCCCTGGTCAAGACCGGTCGATGCGAGCGTCATCGTCAGACTGATGCACAGATCCACTACCGCGATCCACAGGTCATGGCCATGTACCAATCGCCTGAGTGGAAAGAGCGGCGGGCCAAGCAACTCGAAGATCAGCCATGGTGTGAGGACTGCCTCAAGATGGGCGTGGAACGACGCGCAACCGATGCTGATCATGAAGAGCCACATCGAGGAGACCCGGTCAAGTTCTTCCAGGGGCGACTGCGCTCGCGCTGCCATAGTCACCACTCAGCGAAGACCAATCACGAGCGGGCCGAGCGGGGGGAGGGGGGTCAAAAAAGTTTGGGTGATGGTGGAAATATAACCGGCCTTGGTCGCGTGCGAGAAAACGTCCCCGATCGAAACCACTAAAAGGCAGGACCCCGAAGATGCCCACCCCGCCCGTTTCCGTTGATCACCTGGCCGTCGGACACAAGTCCGGCGGGAAGCACTGGACAAAACTAGAGGTGGAATCGCGCCAGACGGCGGCCGAGGGCGCCAAGAAAAAGGGGCGGGTCGTGATGATCCCCCCTCCGTGGTTATCTGAGGAGGCGCTCAAAGTCTGGCACCGGGTGCGCCGGCAGGTGCGAGGGCTGGAGCTGCTGGACAACCTCAACACCGAGATGCTGGCGGTCTACTGTGACGCGGTCTCCCAATATCGCGACGCTTGCCACAAACTGAAAGAGCCAATAAGTGAGGTGTCGCCGATCGCCAGGGCGGACCTGATCAAGGAGATCCAGGCCTGGGCGCGCCTGATCAGCTCCTATGCGGAAAAGCTGGGGTTTACCCCGGCTGCCCGGGTGCGGCTGGTGAAGAAGAAGGCGGACGAAATTCAGGATAAGTTCGAAGAGGCGTTTGGCTAATGGCTGAGATCCATCCCTGCACGCAGTATGCGCTGGACGTGGTCGAGGGCCGGCGGGTCGCCGGTCGCTCGGAGATCCTGGCATGCCAGCGGCACCTCTCGGACCTGGCGCGGCAGGGTACGCCTGATTTTCCCTGGGTCTTTGATGAGGAGAAGGCCGACCGGATCTTTGCCTGGTTCCGCTACTGCAAGCACGTGGAAGGGCGGCTGGTTGGTCAACCGATCGAGCTTGAGCCCTTCCAGAAATTTGACCTGGGTTGCATTTTTGGCTGGGTCCACAAAGACACCAGGCTGCGCCGTTTCGAAAAAGCGTACATCCAGGAAGCGCGCAAAAACGGTAAATCGACCGAGGCGAGCGGGGCCTCACTCTATCTCATGTGCGGGGACGGTGAGGAATCGCCGAAGGTCTACACAGCCGCGGTCGACAAAAACCAGGCGCGCATCGTCTACACAGCCGCCATGCGCATGGCGCAGAAAAGCCCGGATATCCGCAAGCGATTGAAAATTCGCGATTACCTGATCAGCCACATCACCCGCGGCGGGGAGCTGAAAGCACTCTCCAAAGACACTCACAACAAAGACGGGTTGAATCCTTCCGGAGCCTTCATCGATGAATACCACGCGCATCCGACGTCGGAAATCTATGACCTGATCTGGTCGGCCTGGGGGCAGCGGGCGCAGGCGCTCATGTTCATCATTACGACGGCCGGTTTCGGCGTCGAGGAAAACCCTTGCCATAAAGAGTACGAGTACTGCAAGCAGATCCTGAAAGGACTCCTTTACAACGAACGCTATTTCGTGGTCATCCGCGAGCTGGACCCGGGCGACAACGAGCACGACCCCCGAAATTGGATCAAGGCTAACCCGCTGCGTGCAGCCACTCCTGAGGGCCTGGCAAAGATCCAGGAGCAGCATGATGAGGCGTACAGCTCGCGTGATCCAATCAAGATCCGTAATTTTCGCGTGAAGATCCTCAACGTTTGGGTTGCGGCTGCCCAAAACAGCTACGTCGATGATGAGATGCTGGCGATCTTCAAGGACCTTGCCATTAGCCGGGAGGAATTCGCGGCGCTCACCAAAGGGCAAGAATGTATCACTGCGGGAGATCTCTCCAAGAAAATTGATCTCACTGCGGAAAGTTATATTTTCGATCTGCCCGATGGGCGGGTTGCCATTACCGCCCATGGATTCATGCCCAGCGCGGGGGTGGTCCGCCATGAGAAAACTGACAAGGTTCCCTATCCGGATTGGGCTGAAGCAGGCTGGATCACCATCACCGAGGGCGAGGTTACCGATTATGCGGCGATCGAAACGCATATCCACGACCAGGAGCTTGAGAACGGATGGGTCGTCAAAGAATTCGCCTTTGATCCTTTCAATGCCACCCACTTCGCCAACGAAATGGCCGAAGCAGGTTACACCACGGTCGAAATTCGCCAGGGGATGCGCACGCTTTCTGAGCCTACTAAAGAGTTTCGCGAGCTCATCATCTCCCGCAAGCTCGTCCATGATGGCAGCCCGGTGCTCACCTGGTGCCTGGCCAATGCTATGGTCGTGGCAGACAAACAAGAAAACATTATGCTGAGCAAGAAAAATGCTTCCGACACAAAACGGATCGACCTGCTGGCCGCAGTAATAACTGGCTTAGTGCGCCGTCCAGCGCTGCACGGAGAACAGACCCAGGACAACTCGGCCAAAGTGCTCGACCCGGATTGGGGAATGTGATGACCATCAAAATGACCGAGCTACAAGACTTCTATCGTGGGAGGCCCGCAGCAATCCTGGGTGGTGGACCGAGCTTACCGCGGGATTTCCGCAATCTACCCGAAAGCTGCCTGCTGATCTCTGTGAACTATCATGCCCTTCACCTGGTCGCGCCGGATTTCATGGTCTACAACGACGAACCAGGCTCCGATCCGCTCCTGGCGCAGGCCGTTCGGGATCATACTGCCACCCTGGTAAGCTCCGACCCGACCTCAGACATTGTCTTTGACCTGCCGGTGTGGACTGGTTTTTATAGCTCCAACACAGCCGCTTGGTTTGCCCTCTGGATGGGCTGCGATCCGGTCATTCTGTGCGGCATGGACTGCTACCAGGGAGAGGTAAAGTATTTCCATCCCTACCATCATGACGTGCCGTGTTTCCACTATCCGCTCGATCATCACCTACGCCCCTGGATTGAGGAAGGCACGAAGCTCCTGCCGCACGTCTACCGGCTCAAGGCGATGTCCGGGCCTCTGGTCGGAGTCTTCGGGGCCTATGAGGGATTGCAATGAAGCCTCTGCTGCAGCGGAGCGCCGATATCATCGGTCTCTTGGGGCTGGGCTTGATCGTTTTTGGCGTCTATCGGATCAGTCCACCGGCCGCCTGCATCATCGCGGGCGGGCTCCTGGTGGGTCTGTATGTGGTCATCGAGCTTGGTTTTGTCGGAGGCAACCATGATTCTCGCTAACGCGATCCAGGCCATCCGCAACGCGGCCGCCCTTCCCCCCACCCCCGCAGCTCCGACGAGCAGCTCATTCTATTACCGCGGACACTCCTATTGGGCGGCAAACACCAAACGGGTCGTCACTCCTGAGGGTGCCAAGCGCATCGCCACAGCTTACCGCTGCGGGAACATCATTTCAGATGACATCGCAAATATGCCCCTCCAGCAGTTCCGCCGGATCGGGCGGGATGCCGAGCAGGTCTCACCTGATGCGCTCGTCCGCAACCTCCCCTATCTCGTAGAGGTTTCCCCGAACCGCTGGATGGTGCCCTTTATTTTCAAAAAAACGGTCATCCTCTGGCTGTTGTATTGGGGAAACGCCTACATCTGGCAGCCGCTCCAGGCCTACCGGGAGCTGTTTATTCTGGCTGCGGACCGGACTTACCCGGTGTTTGACGGGGATGGTGACCTTTGGTATGAGACTACTTTCCCCAGCGGAAAAACCGCCAGGCTGCCCGCGGCCGAGGTGGCCCACTTGATGATCAATTCGACGGACGGAATCCAGGGCCATTCGATCCTGGAGTACGCCCGGGAGACCTTCGGCGCCCAGATCGGGGCGCATGAGTCCAAGCAAAAGATCCAGGGGCGCGGGCTGTACCCGGCCGTCGCCCTCTGGATGAAAGGCCTCTACAACAAAGAAGCGCGGGACAAGATCCGCGAAACCTATTGGGAATCACTCGAAAGCGGTGGCGCGGCAGTCCTGGACTCGGATGTCACCAAGTTGGAGCAAATCACCCTCAAACCGGTCGATGCCCAGTTCCTCGAGTCGATCGATGCCACGGATACGGATATCGCCAACTTTTT